CGTTCTCCTGCTAATTTCGATAAACTTTTCCATGTATCATCTAATTGAGATACCCCTGTTGATGGACCAGAATCTTCTGTTTTAAGAATGTCAGCGTAGTCGACAACTATGATGTCAGGTACAAAATTATCAGTTCGTTCAAGGATATCAAGATCTCTGATTATGTCAGAAGTGTTTGCTGAAAAGCGAGGATAGTTTTTAAATCGATAACTATTTCTATATAGTTTAGACAGTGCATCAAGGTGTTTCTGCACATTAGTTTTATTAAAAGCAGGACGTTCGATAAGCTCTTTCCACCAAGCTAATTGATAATCCTCTGGACATTCAGTTCGACAGTATGTACAGGGTGTGTATTTACTATTGTAAGAAAATGGTGGCTTTGTTCCATTTGTTGTAAGAGGGATACCATTAGTTCGTTCTGGTTTATTACAAGAGCCATCTTGCTTACAAGCACAATCAAAACAAGGGTAAACTGCTGGACCACTCTCATCGGCACCTGCTCCTAATAATCTTTTGTATATACGTTCATTTGATGATGCACGATACATCTCTAACGAGAAAAAAGCAACTTTTAACCTTTGCTGTATTGCTGCTATGGCAAGTTCTTGTAACATAAAAGATTTCCCTTTTTTAAATCCTGCTGCAAAAGCTATTAGCCACCCCCTTTCCATTCCTCCAAGGAAGGTACCCAGCTGTCCAGGAAATTTGAACATTGCTTTATTACTCTGGAAAACCTCAGCACAATACTCAGGGTTAAAAGGATCAATCCAGCCTGCGGTTACCTTAGATATCTTAGTAAACTGGTTAAGTTGTTCTTCCGCACCATCTACATCGTCTTTCTCCAATAGTATCTTAATATTTCCATTAGTTATTTCAAGCTCGCGTTTTTTAAAGAACCTCAGTGCCTGATCAACACTATATGCAACATTCAACCCTTGATCTAATTCATACTTTGTTGAGATATCTATTAGTATTTTCTGTATTAAATCGGCATCTTCCTCTGGCAACTCAACCTGTTTCTCATTAAAAATATCTTGAATATGATTGAATGGCGCTACTTCATAACTCTGAAAAAAATCCACACACCACCTTGCTACTTTCCGTATAAATGAATTAGTGAAGTAGTCAAGGTTTAAAAGATGAACGATTTCTTGGTTGAACTGTGTTGAGACAATCATAGATGTGAGGATTCTTTTTTCAATAGCAGAACTAACATGTTTTCTCCTTAGCTTGTGTGCCAATTTCAGACTCCTCTGTACTTTCCCAATTTTCTAATTGGATAATCATCTCAACTTCATGCATTATTTTTTGTAGATCTTCCAATCCTCTACCTGTTGGATGGTCGTACCTTAATATTCTACGGATAATTGCTGCTTTATGATGAGGTGTTTGATTCGCTATGAAAAATTCATATGGTTGGATTTTGTATTGTTTGTAATGACTTCCACCAACTTGTTTTGATAGCACACCTAGTTTTTCTTCTTCCATTTTCTTCATCAGCTCTTCATTCATTTGTTCTACTTTAAAATTATGAGCGGCCCTGATTGAGTTGCTGTTGGTAAATGAATTGCTACTTTCTAGCAAGGATTCTTTCGTTTTTGGTTGTGGCCATCCTTGTGTTAGCACAACAGCTTCTTTTGTATTAAATTCAATTTCACCTACTTCTGCCATTTTATTCCTCCTTTATTTATACCAGCCCTCGTTATCCCGTATAGCTTGCCCACGCATCTCTGAATTCCATGTTCTGCCCCTGCTTATTGTATAATGGTAGTGGTTTGGGCACAGTTTTAGATTTGGTTTGCCCTTTCTAATATCTGGATTTTTCAATGTTTTCTTTATCATATATTCTCCTTTACCTTAGTGCAACGAGCTTTTATTGATTCATCAGAATTTTTTGGAACACACTCACCCCATTTTGTACAACTACCATACATATTATTGATATCAGGTTCGTGTGGTTTTGCGTGTAAACAAAATTCAAGACATTCTTCTGTTGCTTTACAACACAATACTTTCATAATTATTCCTCCTAATTATATACTCCTTGTATTCCATGCTCTTTCAGCGTCTTTTAAGCGTTTATACCAGCTGGCTGCAGGATGAATTTCACATTTATTGCCATGTTCATAATCAGGACAACCAACATACCACAATCCCTTCAATACTCCTTCTCGTTGTTTCAATGCTTTATTTTCAGGCAATCCTTTATATTGCATTCTTACAGCAGGCCTCCCACAAAATGGGCATACTTTAAGAGCTGGTCTACGGAAAAACTTGTTTAATAAATAATTAAACATTAATTTTTCCTTTTTCTATTACCCCATATTGATAGTAACCATGCTATCCATATCCCAATGAAGGTTCCTATAAATACACCTGCTCCTAACACTTCCCAGTTATCCATTTAGTGCCTCCTTTCTACAGCCCTGCTTGTTTATCCAACAAAGCCTGAAACCAAGGTCTTGCTTTATTAGCTATATATCTACCAATATCTTTGACGATCAACCCATTTTCTTCCAAAACATCAACTTCTTCCTCAGCAATATCTTTTACAAGCCACCTTAGAAAATCACCCATTTTCTGAATAGTAGGTTCTTCCTCCGCAAATACCTCTACAATAGCCTGCTCCATCCTGTTTTCAGTAACAGCATATGCAATAAATTCTTGTATTGAATTGAGTTTTTCAACATCTACTGGCGCAATAGTCTTGGTTTTTGATGAAGAATGTTTTTTTCCTTTAGTTTTTAATTGAAATAATACAGCTACTTGAAAAAGTTCATTTTTAATTTTACTACTAACTACTTCTATATTTTGAGATTTATTGCTATGCAAATACATCAGAGACCTCCTTTATTTTTTTAGCACTAAACCCTTTATGAGGACCAGTCCTTATTTTCTTACCCCCATTTATATAAGAATACGCAAATTGATTTTTTTCAAATCCTAAATCTAAACATACTTTTTTAAATTGTTTGTTCTCAATTGTCAAAATTAATTGATCTGTATTATTATATATCTCATAATAAGTATGAACTTTTTGTGATCTAATATTTTTAAAGTACGTATTTATATCACAATACTGTTTATCCTCATAACACGCATACCAACCCCTAAAATTTAAATGCTCTTGTTTACTCACTCTATTTGTGTACATAGGTTTTTTATTATCTAAACACCACTGTATCATCCGTATTGGATATTTATCATGTAAAGTATTCAATTGAGAATGTAAAAATGAATCAACAATAACACCGTTTGAATCAAATAAAAGTATTTTTGTGTATTTAAAATTTGGTGGTTTTCTTTTATACAATTTGTTATTTCTTTTTTGTGTGCATCCACTTTTTTGCCCTATTATTTTAAATGAATTTGGATCTTTTAAAAGTAATGTTGTTCGCCTTTTACTTGCTGCATTTTTTGCTATAGTCTTTCCATTAGCCATTATCTTACTTAGAGATTTAATATGTTTTTCAATACTGGATTCAGTTGGCACATAACCTGTTTTACCTAATCCACCAGCTGTCATATTATACCCATCATTAAAAGTATCAAAATAAGAAATCCAATACTGCTCTTGGATATTCATATCAATAGTACCATCGTTGCAAGTTTGTAAAATTTTCCACTTGAAATTACATTCTCCATATTTACGTAGTGCCGCATGAAATGCACACTGCCCTCCTCTATACATATCTGAGATATGCTTCCCTTTCCTTTTTGCTAAGGATTCTGTTGTTTTACCAACATAGGCATGGTTATTAATAATATTTGTACTCTTATAAACTATTGTCATGACAACATATACACAAAGAAATATAATGTGTTCCTTCTGGAAACTTTGATTTTAAAAAACGAAATGTATCTTCAGATAGACGTACACTATTCCCCAACACGTAGGTTTGAAAAACTTCTAATTTTATATATCTACCAGTCCACACAATCCCTTCACCTATTGTATTGCCTTCTACAACCCCCAATGCCTTACCTACAGGACACTCCTGCTCAACCCCATTAACTAATTCCACAAATTTATTCTGCGCGATTCCCGGATATTCAAAATCAACATCTACTTCAAAGGTTTTAAAATCTTGGATGTTGTAGATTAAATTATCTGGATCACTTAATCCTACAGAATCAATATAATAGGAAGCTCCTTCTTCTGGAACAACTTTGATTGCAAAAATAACGAACATCCTTGGTAACACTGAGATAGATACTCCTTTCTGCACACCTTGCCCACAAATTTCCCCAAATATCACAACAATACAATCTTTCTCATCAACTCGTGCTGTCGCTTGTTTAAGTAGATTATTGACTGAGTCTTTCCTACTTTCACAGAAATGAGCAAAACCATAATTATCTTTATCTACTGTGATAATATTTTTTCTTGATTGATACCAAATTTCATTGTTGTTTGTGCAAATTGATGCATTCGAACCGTGGAGCTTACAAGTTCCTGTAAAGGCGATAGTTGGTTTCTTTGCATTTGGATTTAAGATAGGTTCATCATTTTCATCAAAGCCCTGAAATCGCACTTGCTGAGCAACATTTCTGATCACATCTCTGAATTGGGAAATTTTCTTGAATGTAACATGTCTTTTATCCATATCTACCTCCTTTCACATTGTTATAACTATAGATAGAACAACAATACCAATCACCCCTAATGATATAAGGGTAGCTATTACCCATAACTTTGCAGACTTATCAACAATACCCCGTTCTTTTCTTAGTTCCAACAGGAATTTATTTTGTCCAATATTTACCAGAGAGCCTTTTAGTTCCAAATTTCTCCAAATCCAATCCACGTTCAGCCAGGAAACTCTTAATATTATTGATAGGCACACACCCATTCAAACCCGCCACATCTTGCTTACTGCCACTTTGTAAAATAGTTTCTAAAGTCTCATCTTCGCCTGCAATTTCCTCGGCATCTACACTATAAACAGCGCTTTTATAACTAAAGTCTTGAAATAACAAATCTTTATTAGCAGGTAGTACAATCCTAAGAGGCCCGTTACCTATTTTTTCAGTTAAGTATGCTGGCGACAATGTTTGTTTTGCTAATGGCTTTGCAATGGTGTGACGTGAAACAATCCCCATATTTCTCAGGGCCACAACCCTCCCTTTCTGAGAACCTTCCAGCGCTATCACTGGTGATCCAGAACTACCTCCAGCCCCTTGAGTAGTATCTACCCAAAAGGAAGATGCAGCTACCCATTCATATGCTCTACGAGATATACCAGAAGATAGCCAACTATCAGCAAGAGGAGATTTTAACAAACTATAATTTGTATTACTAATAATTCCCTCTGTAAGCTGTTTCTGTATCATCATAGGAGATCCAACTGCCACCACTTCCAATCCCTCTTCAACGAGATCACTATCTCCAAGTTTAGCAGCATATTTCTCATAGCCTGGGATAGGTGAAGTCATAAGAATTGCACAGTCATTATCATAACTATCCACAGGTACACCATCAATTACCAATAGATGAGCAGGCGAGCCAAAGGTATCAGAGTTCTGTGTATACCTAATATAGCTATGGGCTGGTAAGATAATCCACATAGTCTGTTTATCTTTTGACACATACATACCAAGCCCATATATATAAGAAACAACATGGGAATTAGTCAAAACTATCCCTTTATATTCACTATTCAATACATGATAATTACCCCAACTATATCCACTCATTTCACTACTGGCTTTCATATTACCTAAATACACCCCACTTGCCCCTGTTCGAGCATAGTATCTTTCAAGAATGACATAACCATACATCACATCATACATTGTGGCGTTTGTAATATCTCGTTTTACAGGCTCCTTTTCTTCTTTTTTCTTGAGTTTCTTTTCAAGTGTTTTAATTTTTTCTTCAAGCTCTTTTTTCTCTCGTTCAAGGGTAATTTCTGCATAAGGCCTATCTTTAAATCTCTTTTTTAAATCAAAAAATCCAGCCTTGACATACACCCTTTGTATCTCTCCATTCTGATCTTCAGGAAGGGTTTGAACAATTAGTATTCCCCTAGGATCATACCCCCTAATCAGGTTTGGTCCTCCATCTATTCTAACTTCCCACTGTAGGGTTGTAGGAT